TTGGGATTGAATTTTTCAGGAATAGATTATATGGGTCCTGACTTAAGTATTCCATATCACGATGGTGGTAAGGTAATAGAAGTGAATCCTTTTCCTGGATTTTCCAAAAAGGAGCAAGAACATGAGTATATACCTAAAAGATTGATAGATGCTCTATTTGGTTAAATACATTTTGATGTAATAAATTAAAATGTATTTTTATTATTTTAACTGAAAAAAAGGCACTATTCAGATATTTCATATTTCCCTCCTTTTGATAAATTATCTTTTGCCCATAATGGTTGTAAATTTGTATAATGGAAACATGCTTTTTGTTCTTCCTCATTTGTTAAATTAAAACTACAACATGGGCGAATATGGTCAACATGCCATTCTCCATGATTTTCCCACGACATTCCTTCTGTAAATTTGGATTCAAAATACTTGGTAAATTCTTTTTTTGAACAACCTAATAAATCGTATGTTTTATGTTGTTTTCCTATATTTCGTTCTCTCAATACTTTACCTATCCTACTTCGTATAAGAAATACTGCTTTATAATATGGATCTTCTTTGTATTTTTTTTTATTATATTCACTACATTGTTTTATGATTTGTTCCCGTTTATTTATGTATCGGATAGCAGATACTTCTTTTCTTCTCCCTGATGATTTATATTTTTCATTATATTTCATATCTTTTTCATAATATTTTGGATCATTTTTTCTTTTATTATTTTTATAATCACAATAACATTGTCTACACATTCTGGCTAGTTTATCCCAACTAGAACTTTGTTTGTTAAATTCTAATAATTCTTTTAATTTATCACATGAAGGGCAATGTTTTTTTTCAATATCATTTTCTATAATATGTTCTTTTCGTTTTCCCATATGTATATATACACATATCATTTATATTAATTTTATTTATAAATTACCACTGCCCCCACGCAGTCTCAGCACCAAATGAAGTGTCGATTCTTTTTGGACATTATAGTCTGCTAATGTCCTTCCATCTTCTAGCTGTTTTCCACTAAAAATTAGTCTTTGTTGATCGGGTGGAATGCCTTCTTTTTGTTGAATTTTTTGCTTTACATTATCAATACTGTCATTAGGATCAACTTCAAGTGTAATGGTCTTTCCTGTTAGCGTCTTAATAAAAATTTGCATGTTATAATTTTTATTAAGAAAATATATTTAAACTATTTTTAATTATAATATCTTCGTTTGTAAGGGTTAGGTCTAACATAGTAATCAGGTGCATAAACTACGGCTTTTCTAGCAGCAGGTCTATAATAAGCAGGAGGGTAATAATACCCACCAGATTTATGAACAACAACTTCCTTAGAAGGTTGTCCTAAAACACCAATCATATTAAGAATCATAATAATAACAAGAATAGAACCAAGTCCGAAAAAAAGATTTTTGTTATCCATTATATATAATAAAAAGAAAATGTTATTTTTTATTTTTTTTTGTTAACTTAGAATCTTTGCGTTTAACTTTATTATTACGAGTTTTATAATTAGTCTTAAAATTAAATTCATCATATATTTGCTTTAATTTTCTCTCTGGTATAAGATGTTGAGGCTTCATATTTTTTTCAGTTTCTTTTATAATGACTCTTATTTTTGGAACATATGAAGACGGTAACTTATTAATATATTTTACTTTCTCACTATTATTTTTATCTGAATAATAAACGAATTCTTTGTCGGTTACATTACATAGAATTTGACCTGTGGTATAAATAATTACTGTATCTTTTTCTAAATTAGGAAATGATTCTTTAACAAGTTTTTCGTCTCTATATGGTTGGAGTCTAGGATCAATGTTAGGAGAATAAATATTTAAAACATTATTCATTAAATCATCGTATATTTCTATATTATTATTTTCTTTATTGTAATTATTATTTAGTTTGAGTTCTACTAATTTTTGTCTTAAATAGGAAGATAGACCTTTTTTCCCTGTTGTATATCCTAGATTTGGTAAATAATTACTATGATTTGTTAAAACAATTGGTTTTTTAATATTTCTAATATTAAATTTATTATAAATATCGTTTTCAATATGGTAAATATCATTATTATAATGAACTAATGTATTACCTTCTAAAATCAAATCAGGGTCTTCAGATTTTTTAATCAAATTATAAAAAATATTTTTTTTAGTATTATTTTTTAAAGCGTTAAATATTTTATTCTTTTTCTTTTTTAATATATTTTTTCTTGTATTTATGAAAGATTTACTATCACTATCTTTCATATTTAATGTTGCATTTAATAGTGCCAATCCATTTTCATTCATTCCTTCTATCCAACCTGTTTTTTTATCCATTAAATAAACTATTTCAATACCATCTATTATTTCATGTATAATTTCAATATTAGGATGATAAATTCTATCTCTATTTTTAGCTAATATTTTTTTTCCATTAATAGTAGTAAATAATATTACACACATATTTTATTATTATATATATATGATATTAATATTTATAATAATATTTTTAACGATTTTGTTTTTATTTTATATTCAATTCTCTCCTCAAATGGGAAATGTATGGTGGAGAGAAGATTATTTTTCACCCATGGGCGCTATTAATGTAATATTATATCCATTAAAAGAATTAAAAATGTGGGATATAGAAATGTGGGATATAAATTATTTTATATGGATAATAATAGGATTATTTTTTTATACATTTGTTTGCATGTCATTTTCTAGATAATATTTTTTAGTAAAATATATAACAAAATAGATATTTTTATCAAGACATTTTTATCAATTTAAAATAATTAAATAATATATAAATGATTAAATTAGTTAATTTAATTGTTCCAAAAAAAGAGTACATAACTAAAAAACGAGATTTAATATGTAGCACTTTATCTATAAGTATTTTATTATTAGTTATATTAAATATATATTTTTTTAAAAAACTTAATTTAACTGATAAAATATTAAATTATAGTTCAATAGCATTAATTTTATCAGGAATGTATTTTTGTTTAATAGACTTTCAAGGTGTTTTAGTTATGTTTATTCATTACTTATTAATGTTATTAATTTGGTTGGTATTGATATTTTCTAATAATTTATATTTATTAAGTTATTTTTTAATTGTAATAGGAATGATTTTTTTAGGATGGAAAATAAACAATAATATATGTATGTTTGGTAGATTAAGTTGGGACTTAGAAATTTTTGATACACCATTTTATACAAATAAAAATGGCAATATTAGAGTTTTTATGGATGTATTAATTTATCTTTATACAATAAAAATAATATATTATGCATTAAAGTATAAAAAATATTTATAAATAATAATAATTATCTTATAACATTATTATTATTATTTATTATGAAATGTATAAAATTTTTTATTAACAGTAAAAAAATGTTTTTTAATTTACATAAATTAATTATAAAATCTATACTATTATTCTAATCTATACTATTATTCTCTTATTTTTTTATTTTTTAATTATTACATAAGTGTTGAGTAAATTGTCTGCGTGTATTCATATCCAAACTTGCTCCAAATAAATCTTCTCGTGTTATACTATTGTTATACTCGTTTACTTCTTCTACTGTCATACAACGGATTGGTGTTGGTGTAGTGTGTTCTTTAATATTACATATCATACTATAGCTACCATTTGGATTTTCACAGAAATCATAACCATAAAAGTTGAATCTGTCTATACCATTCAATAAATCTCTACGACGAGTTTCTTCTAATAAAACTTTAAAATCTTTATTAGATACTTCATTATTAAAATACATTTGCCAAGTATTTAATAGAACGCTTTCATAATCATCATCAGCATCATCATCTATATCATATGTGTCTGGATCATCCAAGTCAATAATAACGGTAGACGGATCATTATATTGATCATCATCATATTGTGTCAAGTCAATAACTACTGATGTAGGTTCATTGTGTTGAAGAGTATCATCATCTTGGGTCAAGTCAATGACGACTGATGTAGGTTCATCATGTTGAATAGAATCATCGTCAGTATTTAGTTCATCAATGGTCATAATTTTATTTTTATCTTGCCAAGTTAAATAGTCAATAGTTTCTTGTAAGCGTTTTATTTGTTCTTGTTGTTGTTTAATAAGTTCTTGTTGCTCAGTTAAGATACTGTCTTGACTAGTAATTTTTTCTTCTAATAATCTGTTATTTTCGGCAAGTTGATGGATGTTCAACTCCGTATCTTGAATTGGTTTGTGATTTTTTAATAATAACCAATATTCACGACCGCTTAATTGTAGTTTATATGCAGTATTCATATCATATGTTTCATTTACAACCAAATTACCTATCTTTGTATTAAATACATTATTCATATGTACAAATACCGAAACATATAAATTATTTTTATTATCTGAAGTTTTTTCAATAAAATCAGCACGCTTGACATCACCAATATCGGCAGTAATAAATATATCTTTTATATCTTGTTCAGTATATTTTTTTGAAAGGTGAGGAATATAAAAACTGAACACCTCATTTTTATCATTAATAAATTTAGATGGGGTATTCATGTTAAAGTTCATGTTGTTAAAGTTAAAGTGTGGCTTTAAGTTTTAAAAAATTACTAAACATAAATTTAAAAAAAAAACTTCAATTTTTTAAAGGTTCAATTTTTTTGTAGAATTCATCAGTTACACAAATGATAAATAATTGAAAAATATTATTTTCTTACGCGTTTGCTTTTTTTTCCTTTTCTAGTTTTTCTCTTATTTGTTGAGTGTTTAGAATGAACAATTTTATTATGTAGATAATCTTTTGCTGATTTAAGATAACTATTTGCTAAAAATATTTTTTTATTTACCCATTCTGGTAAGTCATCTCCGTCATGTAAAATATCATGCAATTGTTTTGCATTTCTCTCAATATTATCAAGCTCCGTTCTTATCATTCGTCCTTCGTACATGTGTCCATAGTCAAGATTTCTGCCTTTCATTATATATTAATAATTGATATAAAATAATAATTATTGAGTAAAATTATTATTTTATATATCAAAATCATATTTTAATTTTATTTTCTCTCTAAATATAACTAGTTGTTCTTCCAATTCATATTCTTCTGGTAAGACCATTCTTAGATTTTGTCTCTTACCGTCTGGTAATTTTCTATCAAATGTTAAATGAGGTTTTCCTCTATATTCTCTATTGCTCACAAAAGTAGGCAATACTTTGTTTTCCACTATCGGATAAATATCATTTTCTAAATCATCCACAATCTTGTTTGCTTGAGCTAACTTTTCTAAAATGGACACTTTTTCGGATTTGGATGAGGATAGTTCTTTGTCTAATTTTGGATGACATACTCGAAAGAAATTTCTTAATTTATTTTGGGGTCCGTATGTATCTTCAGCATAATATACATATTTATTAACCATATCCTCACTTATTCCGTCTGGTAATGGTTTTGCTGTTTTTTGTCTTGCTCGTTTTGTTCCTTCCTTAATTCCCTTCGAATTTTGTTCTTGCTCTTTTCTAGTAGCAATACGCAAATTGTCTAGTGTATTATTTAATGGGTTCTGATCAATGTGGTCAACACTAATAATCTTGGTTCCTTTACCATTTCCATAACATCCAGTAATAATTTGATGGATATATAAATTACCAGAATGACATGAAATATATCCATTGGACTGTTTATAAAATGTTATTTTTTTTCCATCGTAGTTTGTTGTTTCAAAATCCAATATTTTTTGATAAGAAGAAGTACACAATTTACAAATGGTATCTGGTTCACAATACATAAGTAAATACTCATTGTTATTTTCTTTTATCTTCCAAATAGGATTTTTCACAATATTTGCTTCTTTTCCACTGGTGTTAATATGTCCTTGAATATATTGAATCACTTCGTATTGTTGAGAAATAATATCATGATATTTATGTTTTATATCTATATTAACATGTCTTAAATCATTTATATTTCTATTTTTAAAAATATAGTTTATATTATCGGTTTGTTTTATGTTGTATATAAACTCTAATAATGTGAACCTTTTATAATTATAACAATATGATGGATATATATCATTAGTAGTAATAAAACTAAATTTTTTGTCAAATTTTACATATCTATTAAAATCATCAAAATCTAAAAAATATTGTTTGTTTGGTCCAAATTCAATAATACCACATTGGAGTTCAGTATTTATGTAAGTTATTTCCTTCATAGCGTTTAGTGTTAAATATTTGGTTACAGATTTTTCCGTTTCAATTTTATGGCTATTTTCATTCATATTATAATGTATATAAAATGAATGTCTTTAAATTAATATTCTTCTAATATAATATATAGTGTATATAAACATATATAACCAACCCGCTCAATTACTATATGCTAATCCACCCATACCACTCATGACACGAAGGACATTGTAGTTGGTAGCATAGACACGGACCTTGGCGGTCTTGGTACCCTCAACAGTGGCGTTGGAAAGAACAAGTTGAAGAGTAGCGTTATCAATTCTGGAGAAGTTGCAAGAGCCGGATGGTTGGTGTTCCTCAGGGCGAAGAGCGAATGAGTAAACATTAATACCAGTATCAGGACTTCTAGTGTGGTGTTGGTAAGGTTGAACAAGGTCGAAGTAGGTTCCCTCACGCTCAGAGAATCTATCTTGTCCGTTAAGTTGTAACTTGGCAGTTACAACAGGGTTCTCACCCCAGCAGTGCATATCAAGGGCAGTCTCAGCAAGGACGAAAGTTCCGGCATCAGAGACACCAGAGTTTTGGATTGCAGGACCGTTAACTGCGTGAAAACCAAGGTTAGGAGCATTGTATTCGGTACCGCTTGCAGCACCAGGGTTAGTGTGCCACCAGTTTTGGGTAGTAACATCAACAGCACCAGCATCTTGGAAAAGACCATTGGTATCAATGAAAGAGGTAGTGGTCTCAGCAATAGATTCAGGTCCACCGAAGGAATGGATGGCATTAGGAAGAGCATCGATAGCATCAGTGTAGTTGAAAGGTTGAGCACCAAGGACCTTGTAAAGAGTTTGACCACATTCAAGAGAAGCACAGTAGTCAACATTCTCATCAGGTTGGACAACCCAGATAAGCTCCTTAACAGGGTGGTTGAAGTTAAGCTTGATCTTGTTGGAAGAAGATCCGACAGATTCATCACCAGTGAATTGAAGTTGCTCAATCAAATACTCATGAGGGTTTTGGGCCATTCTGCGTCTCTCATCAGTGTCAAGGAAGACATAGTCAACATAAAGAGAAGCAGCAACAAGAGATTGGTTGTAAGCAGTGGTTACCTTAGCGGAACTACCACCACTGGTGCATTTAGCAGTGTTAAGTGTGCGGACAGCCCATAAGCACTCATCAATAGGTCTGATATCAAGGTTAATCTTGACTTCGTGGTATTGAAGAGCAATAAGAGGAAGGGCAAGTCCAGGGTTGCGGCAGTACCAGAATTGGAATGGAACATAAAGAGTGGTCTCAGGAAGAGCATTGCGAGGAGCGCAAACTTGACGAGGAGCGTTAGACTCACAAGGACCATCAACATCATTGAAAGAAGGATCAGTGATGTAAGTTAATTGAGTGGTGTTACCAACCATCTTGTAGTATCCGCGTTGTTGTTCTGAAGTAAGGGTAAGTTGGTTCCAGATGTGCATCCAGTCACCATATTGACGGTCAATTCTTTGTCCACCAATCTCAACCTCAACTTGAGAGATAAGTTGCTCTCCAGGGAAATCTAACCAACGAGCATAGACACCATCAGAATTGCTGGTGTTAGCCATTTGTTGGTTGATCTCAGGAAGAGTAACTTGAAGATAAGTTCTGTAGGCAAGATCACCGTTTCTACTGATTGTGCATGTTACTCTGCGTCCGAAATCAGCTTGTCCGTTGAAAGTTTGTTCAATGGACTCCATTGCGAAATTAGTATGTCTTCTGTAAGAGACTTTCCAGAAAGTAATTTGAGGGTTGCCAGTAAGATATACATCTTGGGCACCGTAAGCTACTAGTTGCATTAATCCACCTCCCATGGTTATAATATTGCTAAATATTTTTTTTTTCCAACAAAAATTCTTTTATCTACATGAAATTATTTAATTAAATTGAAATTAAAGTTTTCCTTCAAGAATGTATTAATATATGAATCAGAAAAAATTTCTTTTTTGCCTTCATGATTTTTATAAAAAATGTATTGATTATTATATTTTTTAATAGTCCATCCATTATTTAATCCATTATAAATAAATGCTAATATGTATTTTTGTTTATTATCAGGTATTATATTACCATTAACATGAAGATTATCTAAAGTATAAATTTTGGATGAATGATTAGAAATTATATAACAATTATTTTTTTTTTTTATTTTCCATTCATTTTCTAAATAATCATTTAAATAATTCATCATACACACTGTTTTCGGATGCAATTTTTCAAAGTCAAAACTTTCCATATTTACCTTCATTTGTTAATTAGAGAGAAAACATAATTAAAAAATTAACTTGAAATACTTTTTAATTAAATAATATATTAAATATAATCTTATGAATTAACTATATTAATGCCGTCTTTTAAACATAAGACAAATAAAAAAATTATTTTAGATGAAAAAAGTATCACGACTCTTGATAGTAAACATAAGGAAATTGAAAAAGAATTTGAAAAAGAAAAACTTGATATTATTCCTGAATTGAGGGCCAAAAAAAGATATTTTACTAAATTACTTGAAAATAAATTGCCTATTGAACAACAACTAGAAATAAAAGATAAAATATTGGAAATAACTGCCCAAATAAAGGAATTAAAGACTAATAAAAAAAAATATTATTTGAATAATAATAAATATATTTTTGATTATTTTGAAACAAAAAAATCTGTTTCTTTAGATAATAACAAAACTAAATTATTAAATTCATTTTTTAAAATTAAATCAGAAGAAGTAAGTATTCAAAATAATGAAAATAAAAATAATATTCAAAAATATCTTTCTAATTTGGATGAATCTTTTATAGATATAAATAAATTTATTTTTGAAACTGATATATGTCAATTCTGTAAAAAGGGTGAATTAATTCCCATTGACCATGAAGGTATTATGGTTTGTAATAATTGTTATAAGCATATTCAATATTTAGTTGAAAATGAAAAACCTTCCTATAAAGAACCTCCCAAAGAAGCTTGTTTTTATGCATATAAAAGAATTAATCATTTTAGAGAAATATTAGCACAATTTCAAGCAAAAGAAACAACACAAATTCCAGAAGAAGTATTAGAAAATATTAAAAATCAAATTAAAAAGGAACGCATTGAACTAAAAAATTTAACTAATAAAAAAGCAAAGGAAATTTTAAAGAAACTTGGTTATAATAAATATTATGAACATATCCCATTTATTAAAGATAAATTAGGTATTAAACCACCTGTTATGACTCCTGAACTTGAAGAATCTTTGTGTAATTTGTTTATGGAAATTCAAGCACCATATGCTAAATTCTGTCCTGATGACAGAGTTAATTTTTTGAATTACTATTATACTGTTTATAAATTATGCGAATTATTAGAACAAACTCAATTTCTACCTTACTTTCCTATGTTGAAAGATAGAGAAAAAAGAATAGAACAAGATGAAATATGGAAAAAAATCTGTGAAGAACTCAATTGGGAATTCATACCTACTATTTAAAAAAATTGAAGTTTATTTTTAGTTTTATTTCTCTCTTATCAATCTTTCTTATTTGGTATTTAATCATTATGGTTTTACATCCTCTTGCTCAAATCCTACCACAGGTCCTTGTTAACGAAATATTTTCATATGATCCCCAACATAGGGAATATATGAAAGATGTTATGAATGATCTATTGTTTGCCCATCATAAATATAATATGAGTGCTGTATTTGATGAATTAATTTCACAAGAATGTGATAATGATTATTGCGGCAAAATTATAACAAGAAATAGCTATGCCATTCAATCAGTCATTATATTGAATACTTTATATCACTTTTGTTGTGAACATTGTGCTGGGGAAGGTGAATGGAGTATTCGTTATGATTATAGAAAAGCTATGCGTAGAAGAGCTAAAGAAAATTGAAAAAAATGAAAAAAAATTGAAGTTTTTTTTCAATTTTTAGATGTCTTATTGTTATTTTATCTAATATTTTAAAATGTCTAATTACATTCTTTTCGAATATTTACCAAAAGAATTGGTAGATGTTATATTTTCATATAATCCCCAACATAGGGAGTATATGAAACATGTTATGGAGGATCTTATGTTTGCTCATCATAAATGGAATATGGGTCCTGTTCTTGACGAATTAACCGAAATTCCATGTGATAATGATTATTGTGATGCTAGTATATGTAGATATGAAACCGAATTCCGAAATATAAAAATATTGGGCCGTTTATTTAACTTTTGTTGTGAACATTGTGCTGGTGAAGGTACTTGGTCTATTCGTTATGATTATAGAAAAATGCTTAGAAATTCTGCTTTTCATTAGGTAAGTTATTATGTTTGTCTCCCAAAAGAATGGCTATATTCTTGTGTAACAACAAACATTTATGCTACGCGCAAAAAAATAGGATTATTTAAATTTAGTATTATAGTATGATTAGAGTAGTTTTATATTTGTAAATTAATTTACAGTAAAAAAGAAATTTTATACTTTTTCTTTTTTACTCATAATATAATATAATGACAAATCAAAATCAAGTTCATCTAGCTTATTCTGATAGTGTATTTAGTTCGGAAGATTTGTTAAGTGATTGGTATGCTGTATCTGGTGTTTTATTAACAACCAGTTTATTATTTTATCATATGTCTCGCGTTAATTCATTAAAAGTTGCACCTTATTTAGCCAAGACAATATCAATCGGTTTAATTATTATATCTACTGTATATTTAGTATATGCATTATACCCCTACACACAGAGAATGAATTATACAATAAAAAAATGTAAAAGTTTACAAAATTGCTCAGATGAACAAACCTATGAATTGACTATATTAAAAAATTCATATTTAGGATTAGGTCTGGTAAGTGTATTATTACAATTATTAATTGTTTATTTAGTTATTTATAGTATTTAATCATTGACACTTTTATTTTACTGATTTACATTTCTGCACTCCAAAAATATATTTAAATGTAGACCAGTTTTTACCATAATCATTTCGTTGTTTATTTAAATAGAATACAAATCCTATTATCACTAAGCCTATTATCAAATATTTTAAATATTTTAGTATTTGATTATAACTATCTATCGTTTTTTTGTATTTTTTCTTATCTTTTGCGGAATAATAATTAATATAAGTATCAATAAAATAATAGATAAAAAGTAAAGAAAACACAGCTATGTTAAAGGGTAAAGACATTCTTGTAAATAATATAAATAATACCCATATTGATATAGAATTTCTTAATAAAATTACAGGATCTGGATTATAATCACTTGTAAATCCTAAAGAAATATATATAATAAATATAATCAAAATATGTTTCGCTAACATATTTTCTCTTAATAATTTTTGTAAATTACATCCTAATGTTTCCGCAATAAAATTACCTGATACTGCCAATATTAATAATAATATCCCATGCATAATATCAATGTCTTTATTAGTGCTATCCATTATATATTTGCTTTTGAAAAAAATTAAATACTAGTAATAGTTTCCAATATTTTAGATGTTACTAAATATGGGTCACAATTAGAACTAGGTCTTCTATCTTCAAAATATCCCTTCTTATTTTTTACAGTTTGTAATCCTCTTCTTATAGATGCACCTCTATCTGAAATACCATCTGTAAATGTATAATAATCGGCTGTTTCAAATTTACCTGACATCCTTTCTTCATTTCCTTTTCCATAAACTTTCATATGTTCCATATGTTTTTCTTTTAATTTATTAATAGCTTCATTAATATACTCTAGTCCAGTTTTATCAACTGTTCCTTCTCTCATATTCTCTGTACTAAAATTGGTATGACATCCTGAACCATTCCAATTTCCTTTCAATGGTTTCGGTTCAAAACTAATTTCTATATTTTCTTCTTCTTCACATAATCTACACAATATATATCTTGCTACCCATAAATGATCTCCTGCTTTTATTCCCTCACATGGTCCTACCTGAAATTCCCATTGCCCTGGCGCTACCTCTGCATTAATTCCTGATATTGTAATTCCCGCATATAAACAATACTCTAAATGTTTTTCTACTAATTTCCTTTCAAACACATTTCCTCCTCCTACACCACAATAATACTGTCCTTGAGAATTATATTCATTATAACCCACTGGTAATTTAGTGATAGAATTCATAATAAAATATTCTTGTTCCAATCCGTACCAAGGATTTTCATGCCTTTTTTTTTTAAATAAATCTTTGGCTGCAAAACGGGTATTAGATGGCAATGGATTACCATTTGAATCATAAGTCTCACATAATATTAATTTACTAGTAATATCTGTAAATTTTCTGAATGGATCTTTAAAAATACATATAGGTTTTAAAATGACATCTGAATTGTCCCCAGTTGCTTGATTTGTTGAACTACCATCAAAATTCCATTCAGGTAAATCATGTATACATAATTCCTCATTTGAATAAATATGAAATATTTTTGTTTTACTTCTCAAATTATTATTGGCATCAATCCAAATATACTCTAAACTATAATAACTCATTATACTTAAATATAATTATATGTTTAAGTAATATTTGCAAATTGTATTCATTTAAAAAAAGGTATAAATAGTATATCATCATTATTTTTGTTTTTCTCTCTTTTAATATGATTTGATATCAATGGACATTTCGAATATGTATATATATAACTTCCTTTTTCAATTGTTTCCGTTTTTTTGGTAAGTGTCTCTGTGCAATCTATATTTACGATTTCATCTGCACAATTTTCTTCTATTGCGTTATTGCCATATAACCACCAATCATTATTTATTTTTTGTTTAAATTCTGATACTGTTATATTTATTCTTTTTGTTTGCATTGAAATTATGTCATCTTCCATTTGATTTATAAAATTCATATAACTTTCTATCCTAGATTTTTGATCGGATATTCCTAGTGCCATTTGATGTTGCATTAATTTTCCATGTGGTAATAAAAATCTCTCTTTACAAGCCTGTAATATAATAAAACCCATACTGTATGCTGTTTCAGCTACACAACTTAAATTATATTTTTGAATTTCGGAAACAATTTTCATTCCATGGGTAACGGATCCCCCAGGAGTGTGTAAATAAACGATTGTATTATTTTTGTTAGGTAATAAATTTAGATCATGAATAAATTTACTAGTAGATTCTTCATTTATCTCTCCTTTAAGTAAAATATTATTAGTTGTATTAAACTGTAATATTTTAATCGGTTGAGAGAAAATCAGAGGTAAATATAAAAATAATAACCAAATCATTATATTATTGCTAAATATAATTATTTTTTTTGTCATATACTACATGTATGTAGTGAGAAAATATTAATAAAAAATATTAACTAATTGTTTGGAGAATTCGCCATCACTAGGATAATGAAGACCTGCTTTAATTCGCACAGAATTACATCGTTCGGCAATAGAATCAAGTTGAGGTTGTAGTTCAGGATAAGATTTACCTAATTTTTTGGCTAAGTAATAAGCTTGGAACGCATGTCCAGCTGGATAAGCGGGTGTGTTAGCAGAAATCGATTGTAACACATCTAGTTTGGGTTTGATTTGTTTAGGTCTTGGGCGATTAATTAAATATTTAAAAAAAGAAATAATAAAAACTACATCTAACTGTGTAATCATAGAATCAATTTCTTCAATAGATAATGGAACTATAGAAGTAAAAGCATGACTAACACTTGTATCAGTTAAATAAAAATAATCTATATCATGTTGATTCCTTACTTTAACTTCCTTTTCAACTTGTAATACTTCTTTCTCATTATCAGGATATATAGGGATAGTCGGTAAATATGTAATATAACGAATTGGTGACATGATAATCAATAATAAATAAATAAAAAAAATATAAAATAATATATTCATATAAAAGTGAACATATTATTATTTATTTAATTAAAATCCACCAGGGAATTTTACAAGATTTGCTCCAATACCAAATCCAGCACCAGAACGAGCTCCAACTGCTAAACTAGGAACATAAGTATCTAAGATACTAAATGTAGCAGCAGCAGTTAAAGCAATGAGAGCAACTTCATCTAAGTTAAGTGCTTTCTTTGGGATAGCATAAGCAGCAATAGCGACCATAAGGCCTTCAACAAGATATTTGATTGCTCTTTTGACGAGTTCACCTAAATCTAACATTCCTCCTGTCATATTTATATAAATAAAAAAGAAAAAAATATATTTTAATAAAACTTCGTAAAAACACTTAAATATTAATATAATAGATATTTATAATGAGTTTTTCTAAACCTGTCAATCCAATTGAACCACCAGAGGGTGTAACACTACAAAAAAATGCAAATGGAACAGATAATCCTAAATATGTAGATTTATTGGATGAAGATAAACCAATAGCTGGTCAAAAATTTGCATGTTTGTCATTTATATCTCCAGAGCATATATTAAAGCAAAAAGAAATGTATTTTTTTGAACATTTTTTAAAGAAATGGGATTTTACTAAATCAATGGAAAAGTTTCTTCAATTTTTAAATTTTGTTTCTTTTAAATATCATGTTGATTTTGAAAAATTAACCAATGATTTTAAAGAATTTTCTAAAGATGAAAAAGATAATTTAGTAGCAACTACATTAGAAGATGAATATAAAAATTTTCTAGATGAAAATGAAGAGGATTTACAGAAGAAATTTGATGAACAATTTAAATTTCAAACATCTATTCGTGGAATCAAAGTAAGAGGTGTTTTTCCAAGTCAACAAGAAGCAGAATTAAGATGTAAGATGTTGCGTCAAGCTGATCCAAATCACGATGTTTATGTGGGTCCAGTTGGAATGTGGGTTCCATTCCATCCTGAAGCTTATAAGACTGGAAGAGTTGAATATATGGAAGAGACTTTGAACGAGTTAATGAGTGAAAAGAAGAAGAATGAGGAAAAGGCAAAAGACGAATTTGACAAGCGAGTTAAAGAAGCAAAGGAGAAGGCTATTGAAGATAATAAAAAGAAAGCAGAAATGAGTGGAAATAAATTAACCCAAACAATAACAAAAGATGGAGATTTAGTTTCAGTAGCTAATATGAATACTCAGGAAGATGCAATGGGAGAAAATGCAACTTTAGAAGATGTAAGAAGAGAGTTATTTGAAGGTGAAAACATAGTTACTGACCAAAATACAGATAAAGGTTTAAGTCAACTAACCGAAAACACAGTAACATTTAATTTGGGAGAACAACAAGAAGAGTAAATAGTAAAAATATAATATTTAAATGTAGATTTATATATTATATAAATGGTTGTAGGCTCGGAGAAACAAGAATTTGCCAAAATGGAAATAATACAAAAAATAAAGGAATTACAAAGACAAATAAAACATTATGAAAATGATATTATTGAAATAAATAATACTATAAAGAGAGAATGTGTAAGAAAATATGGAAAACATGAATTTGAAAGAGAAATTGACCAAGGTCCTTATCCAGAAAGTTGGTGGGTATGTAAAAATTGTAGATTTGAAACATAATTGTTATATTGGTTCATCATCCCAATTATTTAAATCATCATCCGGTAACATAATAGTACTGTCAAAATTAGTTGGTATTTTTTCGGATAAAATAGAATTTTCCAATGCCTTGTGCTGTTTTAATGTATTTACTAATTTTTTTCTATTATACAATACCAGTTGCTTATCTTTAATATAATTTTTGTTTCTTGATTTCGAATCCATAATTGATTCAAATTCGGTAGTTAATGCTTGTTTAGTTTCTACAAGTGAAATATATTCTTCATCTAATCTCATTTTAACTGAATTCCATTCTTTTAATTTTTCTACTGGATCTCTTTCTTGCCATAATTTAAAATTATTAAATGGTCCTATTATATCCATTCTAAATTCTATTTTATTATGTAAATTTCCGTATTTCTCTCTTAGATTATGAATAGCTTCTTTCTTTTCATCAAATTTAAAATATTTGGATACTGATAATATAAGACTTATATATGTAGATATAGATATACCTGTAACAGATACTACAGACACAGAAGTATTGAAATATTCCTTAGTTGATTGTAAAAATCCCGATAATGTTGAAAAAATAATAACAGATATTTGAATATAATTTATTTTTTTATTTAAATCTGCATATTTAATATCTAATAGCCTTTTATTATTTTTACATTCTTTTAAAATACACAAGTTATTATAAGTTAATGATTCTAGTTCATTTTTAAAAATAATAAATTCTTTTGATACTTTATAATTATTTGAATCTAAAGAATATGTAATATGAGGAGGAATGGTATCATGTAATTCAGTATTAGATACAGATACAGCAGATTGATTATTGTTAGATGTGATTTCGGAAATTATATTTTCGGAGTGGGTACTAGTATTAGAAATTTCTTGTATTATGTTACCAGAAAAATCTTCTATTGGTTGGACTGTATTTATATCGCTCATTGTATAATAACAATACAAAAAAATAAATTACAAATTAAACTTATTACCATTTATTTTTCCTTACACTAATTTTAGGTCCAGCACCTTTCTTTTGAACACTGTTAGGATCATATGTCTCATCTTCTTCATCACTATTAATATCTTTTGATAATTCCCAAAATTCTTTTGACCCTAATTTAAAATTGCTATGATTTTGGGCCTTATACCAAAATATTTGATCATTTAATTTATTTGATTTGGCATTATTATTTATTACCAAACATTCAAAATTTTCTGTGCATTGATCCATGACTTGACAAAATGACTCAAATGTAGGAAACATACCAGCATAATTTTCCCATATTCTTTTCCTATTTGCTATATATGGTTCTCGCAATATAAATACATAATCTATATTTGTTCTTAAATTAGGTGGTATACCCAACGGATATTGCATTGTTATCACTAACATTATTTTCCAATGTCTCCCATTCATAAATAATAACCTCATTAATTTATCTTTTGTCCATTTATTATCATATAAACAATCATCCAATATTACAAAAGCCCTAGCATCTATATTCGACCTTTTATAAGTTTCCATTTCTTTTTTTATCTGTTTTAATACTGTTTTTTGCCGTTTTAAAATATTTTCTATTATGGCTGTATTATATTCATCATGAATAAATAATTTGGGCACATGTGAACTAAAAAAACCATTACCCGCTTCCGTTCCAGATATTACTGTTCCAATTGGTATATCTTGATGATAATATAATAAATCTCTTACTAAAAAACTTTTACCTGTATCTCTTCTTCCAATTAAAACAATAACCGGACCCTTATTTTCATCAGGACGAAAACTAATATGTTTCATATCAAATTTCTTTAAATCTAAAGTCATAACTATAGTTTTTTAAGAAAATAAAATTATATGATTTACGAAAAATTAGTTTAAAAGTTTTTAAAAATGTAGTTTATTCTTATAAAGATGTCTTTTTCTTTGTATTACAAAAAAAATAAAAATGACAATTTATTTAGGGAATTACAAAATTCTAATTTAGAGCTTAAATCTCTTCAAAATTATATCCCTATTTATCAAAACTTTTTCTCTTTGAGTGAATCTAATTATAACAATATTAATTTAAATCATACATATCATTTACACTCTTTAATTAATATACAATCACGAAATATACTTCATGCTAATATTATCGATTTATCTAACAACATTAAACAAACTTCTGTATTTTGCAAATTCTCTCCCCTCTTAGATCCTCTTAAACTTCTTACTGGTAAATATGATTGTTCATTTAATTCTATTACAAATTTACCTTCTTTATTTAATAATGACAATTGTATTCCTAAATTAATTGATAAAAATAATAATTCATATGTCGACGGATTTTTCACTTATCTCTCTAGTCAATTATTACACCATTATAATTTTATTCACGGAATTGATTATTATGGCTCATTTTTAGCTATTCAAAATAATTTTTTATATAATATTGTTGACGATTTTTCCTACTTGAATGAAAGTAATTATTTTCATGATAATACGAATAAATTATTTTTTATAGAAAATAAAGAATATGAAAACATTTTTAATATCGACTCTAGAAATAATAAAAAAAAAATTATAATTAATGAAAAATTAAAAACTTTAATTACTGATGATTTAAATGAAATCGATTTTACTCTTTTTTCTAATGACAATGAACCACCACCTACTATTATTGATTTAAGCGAGGTTTGTATATATAACACTATTTTATCTAATAATCAGGATTCAGATGACTCTTCTTGTAGTTCAAAAAGTTCTAATACTACTATTCAAGAAAATGTAGAACTATCTGATGATGATAATAGCATATCAGATGATAATACTATATCTACTGAAGGTTCATGTGAAGATGATGTTTTTTGTAAAATAAATGAGTTTCCTATTCAGTTAATTTGTCTGGAAAAATGTGAAAATACATTAGATTATTTAATGGAAAATAATTTAATTAACAATAATGAATGGACTTCATGTTTATTCCAAATTATCATTATGTTATCCGTTTATCAAAAAACTTTTTCATTTACTCATAATGATTTACATACCAATAATATTATGTTTATTCCAACTGATAAACAATTTTTACATTATTGTTTCAACGGTATTTATTACAAAGTTCCAACCTACGGTAAACTCTATAAAATTATTGATTATGGTCGTGCTATTTATAAATATAATGGCAAAATTATGTGTAGTGACAGTTTCCATCCTAAAGGTGATGCCGCTTCTCAATATAACTGTGAACCATTTTTCGATTCTAAAAAACCTAGACTTGACCCTAATCCTAGTTTTGATTTATGTCGATTAGCTTGCTGTATTTTTGATTTTTTTGTTGAAGATGTCTTAGATACTAAACAAATTATTAAAAAAAATAAAATTGCTGCACTTATTTACAATTGGCTTTTAGATGATAAAGGCAGAAATATTTTATATAAAAACGATGGTGACGAACGATATCCTGAATTTAAACTATATAAAATGATTGCTCGCTCTATTCATAATGCTATTCCAGAAAAACAAATTTCTAATGAACTATTCCAACAATTTATCATTACTAAAAAATCTATTAATAAAAAAACTAAAATTCTTAACTTTGATTTAATCCCTAATCTTACTTCCGAAAGTATTTAAATATTTTTATTATTTTATCTAAAAATATTTAAAATGCTGGATTATCTACAAATGCCATTGTTGCTTTATTTCCTCCTTTTATATCATCTATATCAAATTGACTATATAACATAATACCTGTTACTGCTGCAAAATATACTAATAATGTTTCTTTCATTAGTACTTTCAATGGTTTCTTTTCGTCTTCAGGTAAAAATTTCATTTCCAAAAACTTGAACAAAAAGAAAATTACCGATATGGCTAAAGAATAAATAAAACTTTCGTTCATTTGTATTAACTTCAAATAAAGTTAATATAAATCTAACGAAATTATGTTAATATTTCTATTTCTTCTAAACCTAATGGTGCTTTGTTTAATTGTTTTGGCTTATCTAAATCATGTACATCTAAATCACCTAAGCTTATTTTCTCTCCTATCTTTATCTTATCATCTTCTTCATCATCGTCATCCTCTTCTAATTTTCTTGCCTCGTGTCTATCACTACTTATTTGCTCTAATCTCTCTTTTGTCTTTGGCGCCTCAATCTCTTCTACTATCTTATCTATACTAATTGCTTGATCAATATCATTAAATTTTATTGATTCTTTTGGCTCGTCTAATGGCTCTATAACTAGTTTCTCTTCATGTGGCTTTTCCTTTTGCTCCTTCTTTTCCTCTTCCTCTTCCTCTTCCTCTTCTTCAACTGGATCCGTAGAAATGATTTCTTCCTTCTCTTCCACTTGAATATCTTCCTCAATTGATTCATCTAAATATACTTTTAATATATCTTCTACAGGAATATTGTCCCTTATTGAATTTAATATTTCCTCTCTTACTATTAATTCTACTTCTCTATTATGTTTTTGTATTTGTAATGGAGTTATGTTTTTCTCGTATAAATAAATATTTTTATACAACTTCCTTGCTGTATTAATATATGATTTATGAATAAAATCATTCAAAGATGGTATATTTATATCTATTTTCTTTTGTTTGTTTCCTACACGCATACAAGTTAAACTCTTTAATTGAATTATATGTACACAACTTATTAAATCATTTAAATATCCACAATTACTTTTTTCTATTATTCTTTTTGTTTCAGTTTCTACTATTGTTGGATTCCATTTTGGAATTCTCGCTAAAAAATTTTGAAAAGTCATTAAATATTTTTCTAATTCATCATTTTCCTCGCACAATTTCCAAGCTTCATCAAATATAGACTTAAAACCCTCTATTAATAATGGCGTTAATGTATTAATAAGTCTTGAACACCACTCATTACGAGATTCTTGTAAACTAGTTATTGAATAGTCATCCATTTACATAAAACTAATATTTTCTAAATTGTAATCTGAACGGATTAATAAAAAATTTAAAATACACAACATTAATAATTTCTCATCTCTGAATTCCTTCTTTATTTTTTGAATAAATACTAAATATTCGTATTTTTTTTCTTCTTCTGTTTTCATTTCTTTTATATATTCCACTAAATCTAAAGCACTATACCCTTTCTCATATAATTTTTCAGCTGTTTCCCATATTTTTTCTTTCTTACTCTTTTCTATTAAATTCTTAAATTTTAATCTTTTCTGTTTATTTATTTTACTCACTTTAAAATTATTTTCTAAATGATATTGATGCAAATTATTTAAATTATTCGGTAACTCTGGATTCGGTATAAATATTTCGCAAAATCTTGATAATATTGGTTTTAATAATTTATATTTATCATCCACTACTATAAAAAATCTTGTTGAATGACTGAATAATTCTATACATCTTCTTAATGCTGATTGTGCATCTATAGTTAATTTATCTGCGTTTAATAATATTATACTTTTAAATATAGTTCCCTCTTGTAAATCTATATTTGTTCTTGCAAAAAATTTTAAATCATCCCTTATAAATTTTATCCCTTTCCCATGCGCACAATTCACATTCATTACATAATTTTTCAAATATGTACTATCATTTTTATATATTTTTTTTATAAAATTAAATAATAATGTTTTTTTCCCAACTCCAGAACTTCCATGAAAAATCAAATTTGGAATTTTTTTATTATCAATAAAATCATCTAGCTTTTTTATAATATTTTCATGAATAATTAATGACATAATACATTACTTATTTATTACTTTTTAACTATTTATACTTATTTATATTTTTCTTGATTTTCTTCTTTTTTTATTTCCTCTTTTTTTTGTTTTTTTCCTACCTCCCATTCCCATTTGCGCTATTATTGATATAAATTCAAATTTTACACTATCATCTGACTCAGATAATTCACATTTTAAAAAACCACATTCTTGTTTTGAACTTATCATTTGATAATCTATTGTCTCACTAGAAGATACAAAATTTATATCTTGCGGTATAGCCTCATCCAACTCTGTTCCTCCTGTTCCAACAATATATTGATTTATTTCCATTTGTTCTTCTTCGTTTTTTAATGTAATTAAACCTTCTTGATATAAATGTAAATCAGCACATAAATAAAAATAATTTATCTCACTTCCTAATAAATTATAAATTTTCAATAATACAGGTTTAAAATAAGGTATATCATTTAACAGTGGTTGTTTCACCCCATCTTTATATTTAATACCTGTAATTGGTTGATGACCTATAATAATCAAGTTTTTAATACTTACTCCCGCATTATATTGGTTTATTGTTTGAAAAATTAAATTATATTGGTATTCTTTTACCTTTTCTATAGTTTCAAAATTTTCGCCTAGAAATATATTATAACATGGTAAAAATTTATAAGCATCACTACTATAAACATCACTATCTATCATTAATATTAATGTTCCATTATTCATCATTATATCTTTAAAAAATGTATATTCTATATTGCTTTCTTTTGATTGTTGTTTCTCTAATTCTAAAATCATACACGATTTACTTACTTCTGCAGTTTCTCCAATAAATAATTTTGGATTTTCTGGATTTAAATTTGTTTCTAAATCATGATTACCCAAAATCATATAAATGGGTATTTCTTTAGGTAATAAATTAAATCCTTCTTCTAATTTACTTGGAATTATAATTTTCTTTTTCTCTCCTTCAATAGGTTTTTCTTTTTTAGCATAATAATTATCACCTGCAATCACTATAAAACCTACCCCATTTATATTTGCTTCTAATAATTTCATTACTTTTTTTAAACATCCTAGTTCTTTTTCTTTCCCATCCTTTATTTTAGTATTTAAATTATTCCAACACCCAAATAGTATGAAACTACTCATTCTTGTTAATATAAATAAATATTAAATAAAATTGATTATATTTAATATTTTATATTTTAGCATTATAACATGAATTTAACGGACGATCAATTACTCGCTAATCCTAATACATATCCTATAAATTTATTAGAACTTAATGTTCGTAATCTCAATAAAAAAATATTATTAGCTACTCAAAAATTAACTGCCGAATTTTGTATTAAATATATATTAGACCTTGATATCGATAACGGAAGTGAAGATTCTTATATTTATGATGTGGATTACATTTTAGATTTTCAAACACATTTAACCCGACAAGAATTCAAAGAATTATTAGCTCTTGAAAAAGTTTAATAACTACTTAAACTTTGAGTATACGGGTTTTCCTTAAATGCATTTAATATATCTGGTTGAATACGATCACAATTAATACAATTATCGTAATATTGCGGAACATTTATTTTTCCATAAGTCTCTATAGATGGTATTACACCATTTATTCCTGGATTACCATTTCTTACCCACAGTCTATTGTTGTTTCTATCACCATCATTTCTATCTATATGAATATTTTCTTCTGCATTTAATAACGACATTCCTCCTTGATTTGGTCTATTTACATAGGTCTTATTTACATTATTTCTTTGATTATATGCTGCATTATATAAAGCTACCCCACTATTCATTCCACCATCTCCATAATATTGACAACTTGTTGTGTCTCTCTCTTGTTCTACTGGCTGTTGAACTGTTACTGTGTAAGCCCCATCTTTTTGTCCTTCTACATTTAAATGTGTCATATCTAATTTACCTTCGGTTGTTTCTCTCATTGTTGTAGGTGTTCTATCAGCAGGGTTATAAACAGGTAATCCAGAAACATGTTGTTGAACATTACCAGTTGGATTAATATTACCAATAACATTTTCTTTTCTTGATGGTCTTAATACATCCATTAAAGGAGCTATAGCTGCTCTTAAAAATCCATTGACTCCAAAATAAGATGTATTAGTTGTAGAACGATTATTTGGCACATTATTATATCCATCTACCCCATAATCAGTTACTCTTGCTGAACCATTTCCTACAGCATTACAATTTGATATAGGATTTGATTCTAATTGAGGTCTTTTTGGTTGTTCATATGAACCAGGTGTATACATTTTTGTTCCCTCTGGATTCGAATCAGCACCAAAATATTCCATCGAGGTTGTTGCTCTGTTTACAGCTCTATCTACTTGAATTGCTCTTGCTGTTTGTCCTTTTTCTAATCCAGTAGTAGTAAGCCATCTATCAGGAGTATTAATGAAATATGTATCAGGTAAATATTTTTCGACTTTACCTTGAGTTTCTTGAGTGGCAGGTGCCTTAATAAAATTATAGGCTGGTCCTTCATGATTTGCTAAACCAAAACTTACTTTCGGATTTGTTGCTACTCTTAACTGATCTACATTTCTATCTACCCATTTATCTCTAGCTGCCATTCCTGAATTAAATCCTAATTGTCCTTGAGTTGTATAACCCGCATCTAATCCAGGACCAACCTTCTGTTCATCCCATAATTTTACATTGGACATTTTAGAACCAGGCATCACACGAGATTGATAGAAATCACTCATATTAGGTGCTCCATTTGCATATCTAATATCCTTTTGAGGAGCAAATAACGGTGATTGCTCTTGTTTTTTAATTTGTTGACTTCCAGTTCCAGACATATTATCTAACACTGTTTCTGATATATTTGGATTTTGTGTACTACCTCTTATTCTTCCACCAAAAAACGGTGCCATATTGTTATGTTTAAAATCTGATTTTTCAACTGTTTCTCCTGTTAAACTTTTAAAATCATTTGTTTTTGAAACATTACCAAATTGATCTGGACCATTTGCATACTGTTGATACACATTTGGATTAAAATATCTATCCGTTACTGTATTCGGGTCTCTGTATTTATTTGGATTAGAATTATTAACAGGCGCTAATTTAGGATAATTAATAGGGGGAGGAACTGGAGAATCATTAAATTTTTTTCCCATATTTTCATATCCTTCTTTCTTTTTTTCTTGATTTGAAGCTATATATAAACCTCCTAATGCTACTAGTGGGACTGCTAATTCCATTATATATATGTAATATATTTTTATAAAAAAATATTACCTATTTATTTTTTAACAGTTCCACAAGTTCTTGTATTTGAGCAATTATTTACATCTTTATTTCCAAAACCACTAAAAGCTTCTCCACTTAATACATCACTTCCCCCTTTCGATACACAAGGTGCTTTGGCAATAAAATAATCCTTCTCCAATATCCTTGTATTCAAATTATTTTGGAAAGGAATACATGTATTCTCTTGAGGATTTAAGGGCAAAATATACCAATCTACTTGTTCTAAATCTCTATACCACCAAGCTGGATTCGTTACTCTTGATTGTTCTGTAAATGGATTACATGTTGGGTAATTTATTTTTTCTGACTTTGCTTCAGCTTTCTTATAATTATCACAATCTTTTGTTAACGGTCTTGATAATCCCATTAAATCACTTTCTAGATTTATTGTATCTGTTCTTAAATTTGCACCCCATTCCTGCATTCTTATATAAGTATCATCCATAAAACAAGGATTATCTCCCCAACCCGGTTTATTTAACATATATCTTCCTGGTCCTGTTGACTCTTGTATTTGTTTTTTTATTCTACATGGGTCATCATAAAATCTTGTAAATGACATATATACTATTATAATAAAAAAGAATTACTTTTATTTTTTATTTAAATACTTTTTTTAATATTCATTATATGAGTAATATCTCTATGGAAATACTTGACACACAAACTTTATGTCTTAACATGATAGTTAAAGATGAAGAACATGTTATTACTAAAACATTTGATAATTTATTTTCTTATTTACATTTCGATTATTGGGTTATTTCTGATACTGGTTCTTCTGATAATACCAAACAAGTTATTTCCGATTATTTTAAAATGAAAAACATTCCTGGCGAATTAGTTGAACATAAATGGAGTGATTTTGGCACTAACCGCACACTTGCTTTACAATCTGCTTTTAATAAATCTGATTATTTATTTATTTTTGATGCTGATGATTCTATACATGGTCATTTTAAATTACCACTTAGACTAACATTTGATAAATATGATCTTCAATTTGGTAAAGGATTCACATATGTCCGACCTCTTTTAATTAATAATAGATTACAATGGAAATGGGTTGGTGTTTTACATGAATATTTAACTCCTCTTTCTAATCATGTTACATCCAGTTCTATTTCAGGAGAATATTATTTAGAATCTGGCAAATCTGGAGCCAGAAGTAAAGACCCTAATAAATATTTAAAAGATGCCGAAATATTAGCCAAAGGCTTTCAGGAAGAAAAAGATCGAGGCCTAGCTAATCGATACGCTTTCTATTGTGCACAAAGTTATAAAGATGCAGGTAATATCAATAAATCTATTGAATGGTATGAAAAAGTTTTAACTCTAAATAACTGGAGTCAAGAAAAATTTTATTCTTGTTATCAACTCGGCGAATTATATAAATTTAAAAATGATCACTCTAATTCCCTTAAATATTTCACCAAATCAATTGAATATGATCCTGAACGCATCGAAGGTATTGTCAATGCAGTGGAACATTATTATTCAAAATCACAACACGCTATGGTGAATTTATTTTATAAAAATTATAAAAACTATAAACGCAATCTTGTAAACAAATTATTCTTGTTTGAAGATAAATATAATGACAAATTAGAATTTTTTAATTCCATTTCTTCTTTTTATGTCAAAGATAATGATTCTGGTTATGAATGTTGTAAAAAAATTCTTATTAATTGCCTTCAAGGTCCAGTTGAAATTAATCAAACCTTTTCTAATTTACAATTTTATCTTCCCCAAATTAAACAAGACTCTCATTCTTTAGATCTATTCAAGTCCTATAGTCATATTTTTAACATTAATTCACGCGATACCTCTATGTCTGATTCTCATATTCAAATCTGGAATATTTTATTTAATTTAAATAAAAACCATTTTACTAAATATCTCTCTTACAATTTTCAAAATAAAACTAATCCTAAAATTATGATTACATTTACTACATGCAAAAGATTAGACTTATTTGAACAAACTGTTAATTCTATTTTGAATACATGGGAAGATAAAGAAAAAATAGATTATTGGTTTTGTGTTGATGATAACTCCAGTGAAGAAGATAGAGAGAAAATGAAAGAAAAGTATTCCTTTATAGATTATCATTTCAAAAATACAAATGAAAAAGGACACAGAGAAAGCATGAATATTATTTGGAATAAATTAAAATCTCTCCAACCAACATATTGGATTCATATGGAAGATGATTTTTTATTTTATTATCCTATGGATTATATTTCTCATTCTATCAAAGGTCTTGAACTCATGAAACATCTTAATGTTAAACAAATCCTTTTTAATAAAAATTATGGAGAAACTATTGAAAATTATAACATCAAAAGCCATGTGGACTTTTCTATTAAAGATTTTGTTATTCATGATTATAGACCTAATTTCTCTCCTAATATACCCAATTGTTATTATTGGCCTAATTTCAGTTTCCGTCCATCCTTAATCAATGTTTCTTCTATTCTCTCTATTGGCAATTTTGATAGTCCTAACCAATTTTTTGAAATGGATTATGCTCATAAATATACTAATTTCGGTTTTAAATCAGCCTTTTTTAATTTATTAACCAATAGACATATTGGAAGACTGACTTCCGAAAGACATTTGAAAAACTTACCTAACGCCTATGAATTAAATAATGAAAATCAATTTACAAAAGAAGAATTATTTCCTTGTTCACTTATTAATTTGGATAAACGAGAAGATAGATTGAACTATTGTAGAGAGAAATTAAAAATTAAATTCAATCGATATTCCGCTGTTGACGGAAATAACCTTCCTTTTTATAATCAATTTCTCTCTTTATTGAAATTCATTGACAATCAACAAGTCGTATTAGGTGAAATCGGATGCAAGTTAAGTCATTATGATTTATGGAAAAATATACAAAAACCTACTATGATATTAGAAGATGATATTATGATTCATGACCAAACATTCACACAACTTAAATTAGTTTTTGAAAATTTGAAACATATTAAAACTGAATGGGATATTTTATTTATTGCTGGACAATGGACTCCTAACTATGACTTTCAGTCTAATTGTTATATGAAGTCCCATAAACTTGAAGATTCACAAAAAGGTTCTGTATTTATTGATATAGGCAATTCTTTTTATGAGAGAAATTATTTGTTTCAACAGGATGTTTTTAATACCCCTTTGTATCGAACTACTGCTGGATATATAATTAGCCCTAACGGCGCTAAAAAATTATGTTCTATTATTGAACAATCCCCTGAGTATTTTATGAAAGAACCATTAGATATGTGGTTATTAAATTTGGAAAAAAATAAACAAATAAAAATGTTGGATAGTTTTCCTCATCCTATTTACCAAGGAGGTTTTGATTTAATGAAAGAAGAATGTTTATTAAGAACCGACATTGATAGGTCTAAAAAAATCACTTTCCATTTAAATCATGATAATATTTTTGACCAATTTATATTTATCCCTCAAAAAGATGAAATTGGAAGTGACTTACATTATAAAGGTAATCAAGCTATTTCTTCTCTTCTGTTGGAATGTTCCAATCATCCTAATGCTTGCGGTGTTAATACCTTGGGATTTTTCAAAAAAGATATTTCCAATCTACAATCTTCTCCTTATTTCCAACCAAAAGATGGCATTTATATTAAAAAAGAATATTATTCCAACAAATTTTTACAAAATGAACCCATCAAACGCGTCAAATTAATTGGAAATTTTTGGAATTCAAATAAAGATTTAGTTGATGAATTTAAATTAATGATTCCAAATAAACTTGATATTTATGAAAATATTCAAATTACCGATGGAGATTCTAATATAGATTATTATGTCATTTTAAATATGCCAAAAGACGATTCTGTTTATTATGATCCTAATAAAACTCTTGTTTTTTCCATGGAACCAGATGCTATGAAAGAATCATGGGGTAAATGGAAACAACCTTCTAGTAAAGATTTCATGTATGTTCATGAAAAATTAAACCCTGCACAATGGAGATTAAAAAATATTCCAGACAATTTTAATAAAACAGAAAATAAAGTAGCTTCTATAATGAGTAGTAAAAACTTTTTTATTGGTCATCAAAAAAGAATTGAATTTATACAAATATTACAAAAAGAAAACATTATTGATGTATTTGGAAAAGAAAATTATCATAATTTTGAATGTTATAAACATAGTGTCCCTAATGAAGACCCTAGTCTAATATTAGGTAAATATAAATATTATTTTATGTGTGAAAATAATGAACAAAAGGATTATGCTACAGAAAAAATCTGGGAACCTATTATTTGTGAATCTTTGTGTTTTTATTGGGGATGTCCAAATTTATCAGATTATATTGATTCAAGAGCTTATGTGGAACTAGATTTGAATGATATGGAAAAAAGTAAAAATATTATTAAACGAGCCATAGAACAAGATTGGTGGTCACAACGAATAAAATATATAAGGAAAGAGAGAAATAAAATATTAAATAAATTTGGATTTTTCCCTGTATTGAGAGATATATTGAGAGAAAAGGAAAATTTCCAATTTTATAATGTATGGCATCATAAATTATTTGATAATTGTTATCGTAAACTAAGCTTATACGATAAATCCAAAATTACTATGTATGGAGTCAATCAAAATTACGAGAAAATATATAATAAAAAAAAGGAATATCAAATTTTATTTGAGTATGATTTACCTATATACGACAAAACCATTCAAACTAGAAATTATTGTCAAACCTCTGCATTAATCCATGTATATAAAAATAAACTTTATAAAAAATATAATTATATTGGTTTCATGCAATATGATATGGAAATATATGAACATTTTGTTAATGATATTGAAACCCATTTAAAAGATAAACAACCTAATCAAGAAATCATTTTTTATTGTAACCACGAAAAAAGAACTCCTTTCCATTTATTTGTTCAAAAACATGACAAAGAAAAGGTCTTAGATCCTGATGGTATTATTTTACCTTATAAAAATTCCTTACTTGAACAATACAACGAATATTTTAATACCAATTTTAAACCAGAAGATATTATTAATTGCCAATCTAAAAAATCATTTATAATTCCTTTATTACACACTTTTTTAATTCCTATTTCTCTCTTTGAAAAAATGATGGACTGGTTTGATTTTATTTTTCCTTGGCTTGATTCTAATATTTATAAAATTACCCACATGGATCCTGCCTCTTTTACAGAAAGACTATGTTGTTTATTCTTTTGCATTGAGATGATACAATATAATCATTATCAATGTGTTGAATTAAAATTAAAACATGTATGGCCTCTTTATCATATGGATGTGGATTTCCATAACTATAAAAATTTTGATTCCAATCTCATTAAAACTGAATACGAAAAAATACAAAAAACGAATGTCAATACTTCCTTATTTTATTTATATTCTAAAATGGCCAATTCTGCTATCCATATTAGCTCTAATAATGATACCTTTTCTTCTATGATTCTAACTCACGGTTTATTTAATAATATTACTTCTTTAAAGAAAAATATCTATATTTATCAAGTAGAAGATACCCAAGAAAATATTAAAAATGTTATTAATTTTTCTAAACATCTAGAAGAATTGGATGTTTCTTTTTCTTTATTAGGAGAGAAAATAGAGGAAAAATCAGATATACTTTGGATTGAAAATTATGATAACAAAATTGATTTATTTGAATATATTGAAAACCTTAAAGACCAAATCAATAAATATATTATTTTAGAATTAGATACAACTAATAATTTACATTGCATTTCTCTCTACGACTTTCTTTTTAAAGATAAATCATGGATAGTTAGAGAGAAATTCATAAATAAAAAAGGATTTATTATTTTACAAAAAGAAGAAACTCCAAAATTAAACAATATTTATGGTATTGAATTTTGGTCTACTATTGCCGATATTTCTATTGTTGAAAAAGGAAAAAACTATGCTCCAATGGCTTTGGAAATTATGTCGAAGAGAGAAAATACCATTATATTCATTCTAAATGATTTAATTCCTGATTATATTTCTTTCTTTATTTCTCTCAACCAACCTTTTACTATTCTCTCTCATAGCAATATTCCTTATTGTATGCCTTATTATACCTACCCTAATGTCGACACTTCTATGAGAAATAAAATGGATGAATTACTTAATAAACCTCAATTAAAAGCTTGGTATACCAAAAATCCTGCAATTATTCATGATAAACTCCAAATATTACCTTTAGGACCTAAATGGAATTGGAATTCTAGAGATCTTTATGGAGAAGATAGAGAGAAAATGATGATTTATTATAATCAACTTAATGCTGAAAGTAATTTCCATTTATTTAAACAGAATTTAATTTATACGAATTTCTCTCTACTAACTACTGACTCACCCTTCTTTTCTCCTCATATTCAGATTCGTAACAATCTATATTCTCAAATTAAAGATAGATTCCCTATGGAGAAAAATACGGATTTTTATACTTATATGGATTCCTTAAAAAATAGTAAATTTTGTTTTAGTCCTCCTGGTAAAGGCATTGATACTCATAGAGCCTATGAAGCTCTATTAATGGGTTGTATTCCTATTATGGTTTCTACTCCTATTGATAAAGTATTTGAAGATTTACCGGTAATAATAGAAGATGATTGGAGTAAAATAGATGAATCGTATTTAGAACAAAAATATAAAGAATTAAAAGAGAGAAAATACAATTTTAATAAGTTGTATTTGGAATATTGGGAAAATTTATTTTTGCATAATTGAATTATTTTATAATAATATTTTTTGAAGTATTATTATATAATGTCGCAATTTAATCTTATTGGTTATTCAAATTCTGGAGCGAATGTATTAAATTTAACTTGTTCTAATAATGGAGCTATGTTAATGCCGTTTGGTGTTTCCAATGAACGACCTGTTTCTGCTGAAGCTGGGATGCTAAGATATAATACTACTGAGAACATTTTTGAATATTATAATGGAACAAATTGGTTGGCTGTATCACAACAACCTCCTTCCATTTCTTCAATCACACCACAATATGTTCAAAATACTATTTCTGATAATTCAATTAATATCATAGGAACCAATTTTTCAATTAATCCTTTTGTTCAATTTATAAGTGATGTCAATAGTCAAGTTATTTCAGCTCAATCGCAAACTTATAATTCAGAAACTTCAATTACAGCTGTTATTTCTAATGCTATGAGGGATTTAAGTAGTTTATACCCTTTTTCAGTAAAAGTTACAAATAATTCAAATTTAAGCAATATTCTAGGAAATGCTTTATTTTGGAATGAGGTTCCTACATTTACTACTGCTCAATCTCCTACTGTTTATGCCGAAATTGCAGAAGGGACAGGAACTTTAACAGGGCAATTAGATTTAAGTGCTGTGGACACTGGAGGTCATTTACCTCTAATTTTTTCATCAACCGATTTATCTGCAAATACATCGAATGCTTTAACCCTTGATCCTTCTGGTTTCATAGTAGGTAATGCCTCTGGATTAAGTGCTGCTACTTATAATTTTACAGCTAAGGTTACAGATGCAAACATAGGTTTTACATTAGGTAATTTTACATTTAAAGTATTGGCACAGACGGCCTTTTCTACAACTTTGACATCAACTACTAGTTATTTAGATGCAGGTTCTACAATTGATCAAGCAGGATCTCCAATAGGAAGTCCTGTGTTGGGAGGGTGGACAATTGTCACTTTTAAAACAGGATCAGGAGCAATAACATTTACTAATATTTCTTCTCCAATTGAAGCAAAATATTTAGTAGTTGCAGGAGGAGGAGGGGGGGCATCTTTATTTGGTGCTGGTGGTGCTGGTGGTTTTAGAGAAGGTAAACAAAATATAAGTTCTTCATCATATAGTGTCACGGTTGGAGCAGGAGGGGCAGGAGGAAACGAACCTACTAATAATCCCAACGCTCATGGATCCGATGGATCTCCTTCTTTATTTGATTCAATACAATCAGCAGGAGGAGGTGGTGGAGGTAATCAAAGAGCAGGTGCAAATGGAGGTTCTGGAGGAGGAGGTGGAGACTGGAGTGGTGGTGCTTATGCTGGTGGAAGTGGAAATACTCCTTCGGTGAGTCCCTCTCAAGGCGCTAATGGAGGTGGTGTCGCACAATCCGGAGTTGATGCTGGAGCAGGTGGAGGTGGAGGTGGAGGTCCAAGTGGTGTTGTAGGAGGAACGGGAAGTGCAGCTGGAGGTGGAAATGGAGGAAATGGAACAACAACAACAATTATACCAACTTCACTAGCTACAACTTTAAGTGTTGGAGAGGTTAGTAGTTCAAATTTATATTTTGCTGGAGGAGGAGGAGGTGGTTGTTGGTTTGGTGGTCAAGCAGTAGGAACTGCAAAAGCAGGATTAGGAGGTTTAGGTGGAGGGGCAGATGGACCTCAGGGAACAAAAACAGGAACTGGTGGAGTTGGCGTTTCTACAGGAACTGATGGAACTCCCAATACAGGAGGAGGAGGTTCTGGAACAACCAGAACAACATTTCCAGCTCTAGGAGGAGCTGGAGGTTCAGGAGTAGTTATCTTAAGATTTCCTTCCTTCGTTCCTTAAATAATATTTTACACCAAATCATATAAAATATTATTAAATGTTTTTCATTGTAAATGTATCCCAATCAAAATTATTTCCCCATTTTACCTTCTTATCTATCATACTATAACTCTCTCTCTGTATTATCGGCTGTTCTATTGCCAACCAACACTGATATTCGGGATGTATTTGCGTCGTATAAAACCAATCTATATTCTGTTTCTTCTCTCCCAACTCTTTTTTATCGAATGTAGCCATTTTTTCTAAAATTATATCATACATATGGTTTGGAACAATGTAGGCATGATTACACCAAATAGTTCCACGGACCCATTTATCATTTTTTTGAAGCATTTTGGTAAGAATACCACCAAAATAAAGCATATCCCATTGGTCAGGCAAAGAAGTAATATTTAATTGTTCTATTTTATCGAGAATTAAAATATCATCTTCAAAGACTAAAATACAATCCAATTGATTTAATTTGGCATATTCAATCGCTTTAATGTGGGATTCGATACATCCAATAACAGGATTTTCATGCACATTATTTTGAAATACAGTGGTAGTTAATTGTTTGTCAGATAAATGTTCAATGACTTGATTCATTTTTTCAGGGGCTTCCTCCAAACATAAAACAACTCGTTCAGAAGGTAATTCACGAATAATAGATTCCTTATGTAAAATAGAAGGTTCAATAGACGAATAGAGAGATTTGTGAATAAAATATTTTTCCCAAGTAATTTCTCTCCCTTGAAATCGAATTTCTTTTAAATATGGATTAATAATTTCATAATAACCATTTTTCAAAAATAAACTTTTAATCTCTCTATAATTCTCATCTCCATTCGTTTCTACACTAAAACATTGTATCAAAAATTTTTTATTATTATTAAAATAATGTTTCAATATATCTAATTCACTCCCTTCTACATCCATTCCACAAAAATCAATTACATTTGGCATTTGTTGCTTATATAATAAATTCAATAAAGAAATCATTTCCACTTGATAGGTTCCAGCCACATAAGCATTTATTTTATCTATTTTTC